GTGCTGCTGACGCTTCTGCTGCGCCTAGCGCTGCGCGCTCCTCGTCTGAAAGCGTATCTGCGGTCGTAGCTGCTGCCGTCGCATTGGTGCGTTCGTTGAGCTCGTTTTGAACTGCCAAAGTTTCTTCCTCGGAAAGGTTGCCTGACATGAGAAGGTTGTTGAGCTTTTTGGTGCTCATTGCTTTGAAATTTTTAGTTGCCATAGTTCTATTCGTTAAATGATTGATGGCGCAAATGTACCGGCTTTATTTGATATGCGACCAGCAAAATGCGTTAAAAGTTAGTTGGCTGTTTGTTAAATTTTGTTCTTAGACTTAGGGCAGCCTTCAACCCTAATATATAAGCCCTTATTTCTTTATAGGGTCTTTCTGGTCTGGTGACCTCGCCTGTGTCATTCAGCTCAGATGTGTCTGCCAAGCTTTGTGCTTCTTTGATTGAGCCATAGCCGGGTGATATTAGGAAAAACCGTTTTGGGCTGTTGCCGCGTCTCACCGCGTGCAGCTTTAATATCACCGTGCCGCCTAAGCATCGCGTGGCTTCTATTGAGACCTCGTTCAGAAGAGCTTGCAGCTCATACGTTTGGCTTGACAGGGCAGTCGTCCTAATGCTCCTTTTGAGGTAGTCCTCATATCGTGTCGTATCCATCTTGCATTATTATATAAAGGTATGTGCTGTTATCCCTTTGGGCTATGTCTGGTGGATGGCCAGATATTACGCCGACCACGCCAGCTGCAATTGACTCTATGTCTGATTTAGCAGCTTGTTCTGAGAACTTGGCTACTACCAACCTCGAATTCGGCTGTACGCTTATATCCTCTATAACGCGTCCGCGTGTCGGGTCTAGGTCAGACCATAGTTTTGTCTTTAGGGCTTCTATATCAACTGAAGGCGTGCCCCTTATATGAGTCCATCGACTCGACCTCTTTAGGGTCTCTATGAGCCGATGGCACTCATCAAGCGGGTTAGAATTCACCTAACGCGTCCTTTATGGCGAGGTTTCTGATATGTATCAGCTCATCTAAGACCATGCCGATTTGGGTCTCTGGGCAAAACTTTGAGACCAAAAAGCCATTTACGTATATGCCCAACGTGTCTCCAACCTCTTTGAGTTCTACTTTGGAACGCGTGTCTAATGCTACCTCTTTGGCGCGAATGGCCTTGCCCTCGGCGTCCAGCTTAGCTAGCCAAGCTTTGAAAATTTTAATCATAATGTTTGTTTGATGAGTTCTAAGTCTTTTTGCATATCACCGTCATAGCCCTTCATGTAGATTATGACCAGCTCGCCGTCCACATATATGCCCATTTGGCCATCTGTGTTAGGAATCTCTGCGAGCCATGCTCTATGTTCGGTCTTCATTCTATTACGATTTGACCCGTTTCGATTGATGGGTACACCGTCTCGACGAGCGTCCATTTCTTTGGGTTCGATTTTGACACCGCGTAAATGCAATATCCAAATTCTTGCACGACTTGGTTTTTGAAATTTTCGTTGAGCGCGTCTATCGCAGCTTTTTCGGCGCAATAATGAACGTCAGACTTTGTTACAAATTCGCCAATCATTGTCTTTTTGTTTGGCGTTTCTTCGCTGCCCAATACATACATTTGGACGACGAATGTTGTTAACCTTACGGGTCTCATAAGCGTTATCGTTTTATTTGATATTGCAAATATACGAATTATATTCGACATGCAAAAGCGATTTGCGATTTTTTATATGCATAAGCGCTATTGCTTTTAATTTGATATTGCAAATATACGAATTATATTCGAATTCGTGTGTTAATTGAATGTTAAATGATAGCATTATAAATGTTAAGCTAAAAACCAAGCGTGAAAAAATCAAAATAGCAGCTAAAAAGTTATTTATGGCAAATGCACGTTGGGGATCGTTAAATTTTATGCAGGATAGCATTTGTGCTGGGGAGCAATATATTTGCACGACGCTATATGCAAAAGCGCACCACAGCTGCCTAAAAGCATCGCTGCGCTATGCTTAAAAGCGCATTGCTGCATATAGCAATTGCTGCATTTGCATGCACGTATGACTTTTCGTCATGACGTTTTGGCATAGGTGCATTTGCATGCGCGTATGACTTTTCGTCATGACGTTTTGGCATAGGTGCTATGTGGCAATGTGCCTTTTCGTCATGACGTTTTGGCATAGGTGCTATGTGGCAATGTGCCAAAAAATTTGGGCCCCTTTGTGCATAGGGTTGGCCCCTTTATACTGATATATGTATGTGCTGCCATTCGTTTGCATCTCTAAAAACTGGGCCCTTTTGCATCTCTAAAAACTGGGCCCTTTTGCATCTCTAAAAACTGGGCCCTTTTGCACCTCTAAAAACTGGGCCCTTTTGCATCTCTAAAAACTGGGCCCTTTTGTATCTCTAAAAACTGAGAGCGGGCTTTTTATGCGTCAAAAGCTGAGAATTTCTCGTGGTTAAAAAAGCTTTTATAACCATATAATTTGTGTACAAAATAGCCTTCAAACGTTTTTTCACAAACGAAGTGAACGTTTACGAAAATCAAATTTGGTCGCTCGATTTCAAAAAAGTTGGAATTTTCCTATGATCGTAAAAGTTAAATAGTGTAAACTGCATGTGGTGCAAATTATAACTACTTTTAACCAAAATCTGAAGTTTGCACGACGAAAAAGCGAAAATGTAAACACTTTTACACAAACGTTCGTAAACGTTCGTAAACAATACTTCGTTTACACTTAAGTGATTGATTTTCAATGACTTACAGCAGTTCAAACAATGTAAACAATACTTTCTATAAAACACTTGAGTGAGAAAAAAGTAGACTTTTAGGGGGCCCTGGGGCCCCTGTCCCCCTTTTACTTTGGGGTGTATGGGAAATTATCGTTTATTCGTTTGAGAGGCCAAAAATTGACCCCTAAGTCATTGAAAATCAATCACTTAAGTGTAAACGATACATTGTTTGTGAACGTTTACGACTAGACATGAATATTTGTGAACGACATTTTTCCTTACTTTTTCATGAAAAAATAAGGAAAACGCGTATATTTGCAGCATCTAACTTATACGATTATGGCTACAGACATCAGAGACATTTTGCCAGATCATTTTGATGAAGAGTTCGACCTGGCTCCAGACTATTGTGCAGAAGAAGATTATGAGTCCACTATAAAAAGCGAGCAAGACGCATCAGACGCTCACGAGCACATTAAAACGGCTATTAGAAAACACTCGCTTACACGGCAGAATGCAAATGTAAGCGATGAAGAAAACATGATAAGAACAAGAAACAGGCAAGAGCTAGAATACTTAAGAGATGAAGCTGGCCCTGAAGCCATCAGCTTCTTATCACGTGAAAATTCAGACATATCCCCGTACGCGGGTACTACGCAGACAGACGTGGTAAAAATGCTAACGGGCCTGGGTATAAACGCAAACATCTATCTAACCAGGTCTGACACATACAATTTATTGAGTTGTCTGTTGACATGTAACGAAACACAGCTACAGGCTATTTACAACAATCCAAAGACACCGCTGGCTATTAAGACAGTAGTGCTACGATTGATACAAGATGCTGGGACAGGTGACATTTCTACCATTGAGCGTTTATGGGACAGAATCTTCGGAAAAGCTATGACAGCGGCTTCATTAGAGTTGCCACAATCTCCTGTTCAAGGCGGCATAATTCCTAAAACAGTAGTTTCACGTGAGGCTTATACAATCATAAGAGACACAATCATTGGGTAATATGAAAAAGAGTCCTTCATTGCAGCAACTGCAAAATGAGCTGCGCTCAAAGTATACTCCTGAAAAAATTTCTCCAGAAGAGCTGCTAAGAATAGAGCTGTTGTCTTCACAAGAGAAATTTACGCGTGCTATGTTCAAATCACAGTACAAGAGGCCATTTATTATGAACGAGCACTTTGATGAAATCTTCAGAGTCTTACAAGATGTAGTTGATGGAAAGTGTAACAGACTTCTGATAAACATGCCGCCGCGTTATGGTAAAACGGAAGTTGCTATAAAAAGCTTCGTTGCATGGGGATTTGCTCTGAATCCAAGGTGTAAGTTCTTACACCTGTCGTATTCTGACCTTTTGGTTAAAGACAACTCTGAGACTATACGCTTGACTATGCAGGAGCCTCTGTATAGAACTCTGTTTCCAGAATCTGCTCTTGAAAAAGACAAGAGCTCGACTACGAGATGGAAGACCAAAGCCGGAGGAGAGTTTTATGCAGTGTCTACACAGGGACAGGTAACAGGATTTGGTGCTGGCCATGTTGATGACGCAGACGCTACTGATGTAGACAGTATGTTCGATGACTATTCAGACGTTACGTCTGACAGCGATCTGAACGACTTATTAGGACTGATGGACGCGAAACATAACATCTTCAACGGCGCGATTCTTATTGACGACCCTATTAAACCAGAAGACGCTGAGTCCGATATCATCAGAGAGCGTATCAACAACCGATTCGATACAACCATACGCAACCGTGTGAACTCTCGCAAAACACCGATTATCATCATAATGCAGAGGCTACATGAGGACGACTTATGTGGAAGACTGCTAGCTAATGAAGAGGACGACTGGGCTGTGCTCACGCTCTCAGCCATACAGACAGATATGATAACAGGTGAAGACTATCCACTTTGGGATAAGAAGCACACATTAGAAGAGCTGTATAAGATGAGAGAGCGTATGCCGATTGTATTTGAGACACAGTACATGCAAGACCCAAAGCCTAAACAAGGGTTGATGTACCAAGAAGGCTTCAAAACGTATACACCAGAGCAGTTACCAACAGGCCATAATGCTTCGTGCCGATGGAATTATACTGATACAGCAGACACTGGTGCTGACTTTTTGTGCTCTATATGTTTCATCGATACACCTGAGTACGTCTACGTCACAGACGTTCTGTTTACGAAAGACCCAATGGAGATAACAGAGCCGAAGACAGCTAACATGCTAGCCAGAAATAAAACTGTACGTGCACGTATAGAGAGTAACAACGGCGGACGCGGATTCAGCAGAGCAGTGAAAAGGATATTGAGAAGTGTTATGCGTATATTTTCATGTGTGGTTGAAACATTTACACAGACCGACAATAAGTACTCACGCATATTCTCTAACTCTGCAGGCGTCATGTCTGATGTGTTGATGCCAGAAGGATGGGATAAGATGTGGCCTCAGTTTTATAATGCTATTACTTCATACAGAAAGGACACCAAGCGTAGAAGCCAACACGACGACGCACCAGATGCACTGACAGGAGTATATGAGATGCACGCGCGTAAAGGTACGCGTAGAGGTATACGTAGAGCCAATTGATATTAGCGCTCTGGAGCGCTCTGGAGCTACTCCAGAGCGCTCTGGGGACTTTTCCTTATAGTACAGCGCCTATGAGTTTTTGAGCGCTCTGGAGAGCAGTTAACGTTTTTTATAGAAAAAAATTTTTCCGTGCGCGTGATATCCATTACATTTGCAGTATAATATAAAATACTTAAAATTATGGGACTTAATTGTGGTTGCCCTGCAGGGCCTTCTCTCTCATCTCTCAATATTGCTGACTGCAAGGAGAGCCTTGGTCAAATCCAAAAAGTTATTTTTCAACGCATCTTCAAGTCATCAGGAGAAAAGAACGCGATTCCAGAAGCTGATATTAAGCTGAAAGCCAAAATGGCTTTGTTGCTTTCTGCTACTGATGGAACCAAGCTCATCATTTCTCCTTACATCCAAGGCCCTACCACTACACCTGGTGATGCCCGTAAGTTTGGCGGTGGCAATCAGACATTGGGAGGTATCGAAATCATTATCGGACGCGAGCCTACTACGTTCGAAGGAATGATTTACCAAGAGAAGCAGTCGACAATCAAGCAGCTCAAAGCTTACCAGTGTGAAAACATTGGTGTGTATCTCGTAGACGAAAATGGCAACATCGCCGGAATCAAGGAAGGAACCAGCTTCTCGCCGATTCCTGTACAAGGCTTTTTCGTCGGAGACAAAAAGCTTGGTGGCTACGAAGAGCCTGATAGCAACTCTATCAAATGGTCGTTCTTCCCCAACTGGTCTGACAACTTGGAGATTGTAAAGCCTACTGACTACAACCCACTCACAGACCTGAAGAATGCATAAGAAAGAACAAAATGTGACTCTTGCTTTGCCGGATTCAGGAGAGGAGATCGTTCTTAACATTTTACATGCTGAGAGACTCCTCTCCATGGGTCCACACTACTCAGGAGGATGGCAAATAGCAAAAAGAGACCAAGACAAATATGAGTTTGATTTAGAAAATGGCATTAGAATTAAGCAAGCTGAAAGAGATTCTGAAGAAGCCGAGCAAGACGAGCACGATAAGCAAAGCAACTCGGCTACAAAAGAGACTTAGATTTCACACCGAAGCTAACGTCTCTCTGCAGGATATTGCTCAGCCAGCTAATGAATTTCTAAATTGGGTATCTAAATTTTTGCCAAAAGACAAATTCCATATATTTACGCACCTGTTCTCATTCCCGTTAGCTACAAACGAGGTTGTTGATGAAATTTACAGAGAACTTGAACGCGTATTCTTCAGCAGAAACAGCTCAACGACGTACCAGTTTACGTCGTCTGAGCTTGCTGAAGACTGGCAAAAATATAGAATTGAAAAGCTGAACGAGCCAGAAATCTGGAAAAGCAAAGGCTGGACGACTCTTAAGGTATCACCAAACTCCATATTGGTCGTAGACGCACCAAAAGAACAGACCACAGATAGGCCTGAGCCTTATTTTTATTGGCTCGATTTATCAAGAGTGTTTGACTATGGCGCAAAAGAAGATGGAACAGAATTAGAATGGCTCATTTTCTATACAGATGATTCTAAAACGCACCTCACGGTAATAGATGATGAAAGCTATAGAATTATTGAAATAGATGACAGCAAAAGGTCTCTAAAAGCTGTTTTACACGAAGCAAAACACCCACTGGGGTACTGCCCAGCCAGATTCTTTTGGTCAACACCGCTTAACGACAGCAACAAAGAGATAAAAAAGAATCCGATAGTAAAAGAGCTGTCCAATCTTGATTGGTACTTGTTCTTCCTACTGTCAAAGAGGCATCTTGATACGTACGCACCATATCCAATCTACAGCGCGTATGAAGCAGATTGCAACTTTGAAAACAACGAAACAGGTGACTACTGCGACGGCGGATTCTTAAGGGATGTAAATGGCAATTTCAAGTTCATTGGCAACAATACATTAGAAAAATGCCCAAAGTGCAGTGATAAAAGAATTGCAGGGCCTGGTTCTTTCTTAGAAGTGCCAGTACCAAACGTCGCCGAAGGTATAGCTGACCTCAGCAATCCTGTAAAAATAACCACGATAGATGATAAGTCTCTTAACTATAACGTAAAGGAATGCGAGAGGCTGAAAGATGAAATCATAATCTCTGTTGTAGGTTCCGGTGGCAGTGTAAGCGAAAAAGAAGCAATCAATGAAACACAGGTTTCTGCTAATTTCGAGAGCAAAACTTCAGTTTTGAACAACATTAAGACTGATTTTGAGCTGGCACAGAAGTTTGTTGATGATACAATTTGCAAATTAAGGTATGCAGATGGCTTCATTTCTTCATCTATCAGCTGGGGTACAGAGTTCTATGTGTTCACAGTCAAAGAGCTCTACACAAAGTACGAAAAAGCAAAAGCTTGTGGAGCATCAGAAGCAGAGTTGTCGTCTATAACGACACAAATCTTGGAGGTTGAATACAAAAATAACCCACAAGTGTTGCAGAGAATGCTAGTTCTCAAGCAATTGGAGCCATATCAGCATAAAACCTTAGCAGAACTAACGTCGCTCGCTAATTTAGGGCTGGTAACACAGGAGAAGTTGATTCTTAAATTGAACTTCAGTAGTTACATTGATAGGTTTGAGCGAGAAAATATCAACATCGTTGAGTTTGGGTCCAATCTCTCGATGTCAGAAAAAGTCAAAATCATAAACGAAAAACTTTTAAGCTATGTCAGAGAAGACCAAAAAGCAACAGCTGGAGGACCAGCTAGCCAAACTTAAAGAAGCACAAGAGAAGCTCATTGCTCTTAAAACTTCTGACCCATCAAAGTTCAGCGAAGAGCAGAACAAGCAGCTCGAGCAGGTGAGTGATGCAATCTTCGATTTGGAAGAGAAGATCGAAAACTTTGGCAAGTACGTTCCTGAGGAAGGAACAGAAGACCTTGTACATTTGAAGATCGTACGCGGGCCCCGATTCGATGCAAATACAGGCGAAGAGGTGAATCCTGCAAACTTGCAACTGTTTTCACAGCAAGAATTCGACCTTTTCAAAAACAGCTGTTCCCGTTTGGGGTACACAGTGACAGAAGTTTTGCACGACCCTACAGGTGAAGCTCAGGCTCTTATCAACAGTAAATAAGTAGAAGAAAATGCTAACATTAGAAATTCTTTCACAAAGTTCAGCTCTTTCTGGACTTACACAGGAGCAGTTTGCCGCGATTGCTTCAATGTCACAAAATGACGAAACAGCAACTCTTGCAAAAGCACTCGCAGAAGAACGTACGCGTGTTGCGTCTGTTGTTTCTCAGTTCTCAGGAGCAAGAAACATTGGGTCCGATGAGCCATTCAATGACTACATCAAGCATGTTGTAGGCGGCAATGCTACTAAGCTGAAAGAGTACAATGAGCTTAAGCAGAAATTGGAAGCTTCAGAAAAGCAAGTAGCTGAGCTCAATGAGAAAATCAAGAGTGGTGCTGCAGACGAGACTTTGAAAACTCAGTTGAATGATGCAAAAGCGCAAGTTACGAGCTTGCAGGCACAACTCGAGAAGACAAAAGCTGACGCAACAGCAGCTGCAGATAAGTATGCATCAGAAATGCAAGCCGTCAAGGTCGGCTATGCTTTTGACAATGCAACATCTGGCCTGAAATTCAAGGATGGTATCACGGAACAGGTGCAACGCACTTTACTGAATGCAGCAAAAGCAGAAATTCTTGCAAAAGGTACTCCTGAATTTCAAACAACACCTGATGGTCAGCAAAAGCTCGTATTCAGAGGCCAAGATGGAAACGTGCTGCTCAACCCGAAAACAAATCTCAATCCATATACAATCTCTGAGCTGCTTATGGAAACATCGGTCAAAGATGTGATTGCTACAAAAGTAGACCAAGGTGGTAGTGGTGGTGGAAGTGGAAGTGGTGGTGGTGGAAATACTACTGTTGACATTTCATCAGCAAAGTCACAGATTGAAGCTGATACTTTGATTGAAAAGCAGCTCCTTGCAGACGGATTGACTCGAGATTCTCCTGAGTTCTTTACAAAGTTCAATGAAATCAGAAACGAGAGCAAGGTAGAAAGCTTGCCCATTCGCTAAAAAGAAATCTAAATTTATCATATTATGGGATTAGTACTTACACGAATTCAGAATGTACGCGCTAGCGGCAATCTTGATAAGTATGTTCTGCGTACAAGTCGGTATGGTGCCTTGAATGCATTCATGTCACAGTCAGAAGACCCAGCTGGCATTCTTACGCCAGAACTGAAACAAAAAGCTCGTGAGTCCATTGGCTCAGCTTTAGAAACACCAGTCTTTGACTATGATGGCAGCGTGACCATCTCAAATTCGCGCAGTGTAACAATTGCAGACAGCGAGAACACATCAAGAATGGTAACTATCACATTTGCAACTTATGCATTTGGATTTACTGTTGCTCCTGCGATGTACATGAACAATGAAATTGGTATCCAGCGCGACTTTGATGCCAAGCTCATGAAGTACATCTATGCGCTTGCACAAAAGCTGGACACAGACGCGCTTGCTGCTATTGCTGCTGCTAAGACAACGACCATCAAGAACAAACTCTTGTATGACGCAACTGGCAACACAATCAATGCTAAGTGGACTGAACGTGAGCATGTGCTTGGTGACTTGAATGTAATCATGGCTGCAAATGACTACTACGGTCAGCTTCACATCGTTGGAGATGCTGGTATTGAAAGCATTGTTAAAAAGCTTGCACAGAAGGATTTGTACAATGCGGAAAACAAGCAGAACGAATACGCTGACAAGATTTTCCACTTCACAAACTCTATCGCAACTGCTCCCACTAAGTACGCGCAAGGCTACGCCATCAACAGTGGCTCTCTTGGAATGCTGACACGTTTCGAACGAGACTGCTTGCTTGGCACAGTTTCAGGTGATGGCCATGAATGGGGCATCGTGAATCTACCCATTCTTAACATGCCATGTGGCACGTACTTCTACGACAGCGTAGGTGACTATAATGCAATCGGTGGTGCTTCTACTGCTGATATGACACGTACGCGCAAAGAGCACTACGGCTTCGCTGTAGATGTAGCATTTGTAACTCCTCACATGGGAGGTAATCCTACATCACCGATTATCGGGTTCAATGTAGACAATACAGATGCTAAGTACGGCGTACCTGTAGTTAACGTATAAACTCTTAGTTTCTATCTCGTTAATTTCTCATGTGGCCGGCGGCCCTTTCTCCCCCGCCCCCCGTTTTTTCACGGATATATGAATACAATAAGACAGCATAACTATAACCTGAACAGCTTAGCGGAAGACGTGTTGAATCGTGTAACGTGGAGAGACGGGCAAACTATTAAGCTACAACGCGGCTATAATGATAATAGCAATTTGTCTTTTTACAATCCATATAGCAGCACACCATATCTTCTTTACTTCAATGACGAGCATCCGCTGCTGACGACCGAAAACTTATTTTCTATGGCTCCTGATTTTAGAAATTCAGCGAGCGACATGGATGATGAAAAGGTGTCTGAGGCATTTACAGCTTGGCTAAAAGAAAAAACAATTGCATATATTCGTAAGGCAATTAAGGAGTTTGTAAACAGTAAAATCACAAGCAGAGAGCACAAGACAATCTTAGAGACATCAGATGTATTTCCTGGAGCTGCAAGAAAAGCAGACAAGTTTGAAGTAAATGATGACGAGCCATATCAATACCTTTTCGGGTTTGAAATCGTGCCAGCTAGACAATCAGAAAGTTTAGTTATAAACCTTGAGCACATCTTTTTGAATTTTGTCAAGGACGAAAACGACATTTTTGGAGACGGCCCAACAACGTGGACACAAGTGTTCGAAGCAGAGTTGTTTGATTCCATGGGTAATTACGTTCTAAGAATTGATGGACCAAATGATTCACATTTCCAGCATGAACCTGTTTCTATACCTAACAACAACGGAAGCTACTATGTTGTATTTAAGTATAGCCGTGATGCTAGTTTCGGTTCTGGTAGAAGAGAGATATATGCTAAACGCCGCGATTGGTCAAAAGGCCCGTGTGAAACATGCTCGCCTTCAGAGAGCAGAGCTTGGCATACGAGGTCAAAATTCGTAGAAATTCACCCATTTATCTGTGGCGGAGCATCAGCTAAATTCAATCCAAATACAATCAAGTATGATTATACAACTAATTTTGGAATTGATGCAAAAATCTCTGTGATGTGTGACTTGTCTATTTTCATAAAGAAAAATATAGACATGTTCATCCCGTATATTATGAAGAGTGTTGCTATAGATTTTCTACGTGAGATGGCTTACAACCCAAATACACGAACAAATAGAAATTCTATCAATGCATCTAAGACAGAAATTCTGTATGAGCTAGACGGCGATTCTTCGTCGATGAAAAAATCTGGTCTTATTTACAAGCTAGAGGAGTACTTAAAAGCTCTCAAGATTGATACATCAGGCGTGGACAGAATATGCCTACCATGCAAAAACAACGGCGTGAAATATAGAACTGTATGAGTTACTTCAACGGCTCTATAAGAAACTTGTCGTATCGTCTAAGAAAGTTCAAAGACTTTTTAGACGACGGGCTAAGGGACGAAATACTTGCAAATGAGCATATAATCTGTGATATGATAGCTGACCAGATGTTTTCTGGTTATGATGGCCGTGGTAAAAAAATTGAGCCCGAGTATACACCATTTACAGTTAGTATAAAACGCCAAAAAGGTCAACCAACAGACAGAGTCACACTTCGTGATACTGGTGACTTCCACAGTTCACTGAGGGTAGAATTTGATGAAGGTGGATTTTACGTTACATCAGATGACAGCAAAGCTGCTGAACTACTAGAAAAGTACGGCACAAACATTTTTAGGTTGTCAAACCAAAACCTCACAATTCTCATACGAGAATACATAAGACCAGTATTTGCTGAGAAACTAAAAGAGTTGTTACAAAAATGATATTTGATAGAAATGTATCTGTAGCTTTTAAGCAGGAGCCTGTACTTCTTGACAGCATAGTTCAAGACATACAGAAAGCTTTAACGGACGATTTGAAATGGCTTAATATAGCATTTGGTAGAAGTTATAAGCTCGTTCAGCACACTGATAATGGCGATAAGTTTATCTACCCAGCTGCTTATATTTCTAATTCAGAGTATACGTCATTGCTACCAAATGATAGATATGGCAATTTTTCATGGTTTGATTTATACGACCCACAGCATGTGACGAATGTAATTCATTCCTTACCACAGCTAGAGTTCAGCGGAGCGATTGTGTTCTGGTTTGATTTGACGTCTATCTATACTGACAGCAAGTTCATTTATACAGAAGATGTAAAAAATGAAATCTTGCAAGTGCTGACAAAACCAGGTTTAATTAGCACGCATGGTCGAATTGAGATAACAGCTATATACGAGCGCTTCGAAAACATCTACAAAGGGTATTCATTGGAAAGAATATACAACAATAACAACTACAAAGGTGAAGGCATAGAAGCTCTAGACAGACAGTTTTTCATGTTCCCGTACGCTGGATTGAGATTTGAATTCAAAATAACAACGAGAGAATTATGCAAGAGATTTATCAAACACTAGTAGCTGGAGCATTGTTTTCAGCATTTTTGGCTAACATCGTTCTGAAAGATAGCAATAGAAGTCGACTCATTGATTTCTTTGACAGAATCAAGCTGTACAAAGTAGCAGACGCTCTAATGTGTTATTTTTGCACGTGCTTCTGGCTGAATGTTTTTGTGTTTCTGGTTATTGCTATAGCCACATCAGAGCCTAAATGGATGGTGGCTCCGTTCGTAGTAACACCGATTTCAAAATTTTTCGTATGAAAACCGTAAGCATAAACACACATGTGCTGAAAATGTACGACAGTGTCGACGAGATGCCAATAGTAAATTTCCAAAAATTCAATAAGCTGTTGCTGCTTGATTCCGGAATCGGCTCAACTGTCGACGACGTTGATACACACCTTTCTCATCTTGCTAGTTTGATTAAATCAGACATTGACAAAGCCCAGACAGAGATACAAAACTTGAGACAAAATCTAGCAATGATTGTTCTCAACATTTCTCCTAAGTTTATGGCGTTCATTCCTCTTGTAGCAGAAATCGACGGTAAGCCATTATCAGATCTGTCAGATGAAAACTGTATTGAAACACTAAAGCTGTTAAATACGAAAGTATCGTCTGGCTTCATATCTACAATTATCGAGAATGTAAAAAAAAAATTCAAGCTGAATTAGAGCTCTACTTCCCTTCTGATTTTGATTCTGCAAAAGAAAAAGAATACTTTCAACGAATCAAAGAGCGCACAATTCTCGTATTGGAAAGTATTTCTAAAGGCGCAGACAACAGCAAGCTGATAGAAGAAATAGATAAGTATTTTGAGCAACAGTATAAGCCAAATAATTTCTTTGGCCAAAATTCTATCGAGATATCATATGATAAAAGTTTTGAATGCTCATGTATGCTTATAAGCAAGCAACTTAATTTTTCATCTCCTAAGTTGATGACAGTTTTGCAGTTTTACAACGCAATGGAGATGATACGAAAAGAAGCAGAAGCATTACAAAAAGCTTATAAAAGATAAACAACTATGGCAGACGGAGCAATTAGAGAGTCAGATTTGATTCAAAAAGACGGCTCAATTGAGTTGATAATTGGTGCATTGGCAGATATGGATAGCAGCCTCAGACAGCTTTCACAGACTGTTGCGAAATCTGCCAGTGAGATGATTTCATCTTTCAAAAATGTATCATCTGTAACACGAGAAGGCCGTAATGGCATTATTGAGATGACTGATGCTGCTTCTAAGCTAGAAGCAGCACAGCGTAGGTTGGCCGAAGCTCAAACAGAAACTGGAAGACAGCTAGCTGTTGTTAAAAATGCCATTCAAGAAACAAACAGGTCTTCAGTAGAAAATTCCAAACTAGCAAAGGACGCAGCAACTTCTTATAATAAGCTAGCCGCAGAACTGAAGCAATATAAAGACCTGTACAAGTCTTTATCTGAAGAAGAGCGGAAACAAGCTGATTTCGGTGGACAGGTTATTGATACAATCCGTTCATATACATCACAACTGTCTGCTTTAGATAAGCAGATGAAGCCAGTTGTGCAGGAAATGACAAGGCTGCAAAAAGCACAACAGGAATTGGCTTTCTTGCAATCAGATGAAGGAAAGGCTCTTGCAGAAGTACAAAAGCAAATAGCTGCTGTAAAAGAAAGCTATAGAGAGCAGCGACAAGAGGTCGACGCTCTTACAAAAGCTCAACAGAAGTTAGAAGCTGTTAGAGCTAAGCTTTCTGGCGCGATAGAAGTCAATGATGCTTCAGCAAATTTGCATGGCAGAACACGACTACCAGATACAACAATTCTTTCTGATGAAGGCAAGCTATCTGTACTTAATGCACACCAAGTGGCCTTAAAAAGAGTAGCAGACGAAGAACAGCGCGTAGCAACGTTGACAGCCACTGCTAACTTGGCAAAAGAAGGGTCATATCAAAAATTGGCAGCAGAATATGAGCTTGCAAGAATTGCTTATAATAGAATGAGCATGGAAGAGCGTAATTCTGCAGCTGGCCAAGAAGTCTTAAATGATGCCAAGCAGAAGATGGCAGCTATGAAGCATATACAAGAGAGCATGGGAAATTTCCATCTCAGTGTAGGTGATTATAAGCAAACTTGGAACGGACTAGGTATGGCAATGAACCAAGTGATTCGAGAACTGCCAGCTGCTACTGTATCACTAAACACGTTCTTCTTGGCTATTTCTAACAATATGCCTATTCTTGCAGACGAGATACAGAAAGCTGTAGAGAAAAATGAGCTTTTGAAAGCAGAAGGTAAAGATACCGTGCCTGTATTCAAACAGCTAATACAAACAGTTTTCTCATGGCAAACTCTGTTAGTACTCGGATTGACAGTTTTGTCTGCATATGGAAAAGAACTGCTTGAAATGGCCCAAAATGCAATAGTAGGCACTAAGAATTTAATCTCTTTGAGTGATGCTACAAAAAATATTGCCGAGCACATGGAAAAAAGTGGTAGCACCTACGGTGATAACATAGTAAAACTAAGACAGCTGCAGTCACAATGGAAAGACCTAACGTCAAACAAAGAACGTATAAAATGGATTAAAGCCAATGATGATGCATTTAGGCAACTTGACATATCTATCAGAAATGTTTCAGATGCAGAGGATATATTTGTAAACAATACAGAAAAAGTATTGGAAGCAATGAAGTATAGAGCTATGGCTACTGCTGCCGCCGAATTAGCTGCTGATGAATACAAAAAAGCTATTGAGAAGCAGGTTCAAGGCGATCTGCTGCAGTACGATTACAAAGTCGTAACAGATGCCAAAGGCAATAAGAAAACTGTAAGATTCTTAAAAGCAGAAAGCCATAAAGACGCTGAGAAAGAAGAGAATGAAGCAATAAAAAAATACCAGCAAGAAAATAAAGCCACAGCTGGCACAAATGTATATAGTATGAGCCCAATGTTCGGAGGCGCTGGTGGTAATGCAAGCATGCAACACACCAACACTTCTATTGGAGCTGGCGTAGACAGAAAAACAAGAGAATTAGCAGCTGAAAGCAGAGAGTATGATACCAATGCACGAAATGCACGCAAGTTCATCGAGCAGTCTAAAGAATTCATGGAAAATGGCGACAGGTACATGTCGTTAGCTGATGGCTATTCAAACAGAGCTAAAGACATACTCGGTAGTTACGAGAAAACAGGCCATACTCCTAGAGCCAGAGCGCAACGAGACATGACCGATTTGATATGGCGTAATGATTTATCTGTAAAGAAGAAATACGAAATGAGTATTGCAACTTTACAAGATGATAATTACACAAAGCGTGCAATCGAAGCTGAGAATACTCGTAACCAAGCCGTTCGTGAAGCCCAGGAAAAGATGCGCAAGAACCAAGCCATTTTAGACTATAAAGGCAAAGACAGAAAGCCACTTACACAAGAGCAAATCAAACAGATAAATGAACAGCAGAGCTATCTTAAAGCAACTATTCTTAATGCTGAGCAGCAGCTCAACGTTGAGCTTGATAAGATAGAAAAAGAGCGAAACATTAAGCGTATAGAAAATGCTAGGTACTTAACAGAGTGGTCAGTCGATAACGTTGAAAAAAGCTTAAACGAGCAAAAAGAAGCTGAACGTGATGCGATTCTCAACAAATATATCCCTGAAATTACAACTGTGGAGTCATTAGCTATAAAGGAAAAGCTGCAATCTGCTTTTGATGTAGAAGGCAAGATGACAAAGGAGAATCAAGAAGAACTGAGTAAAATTATTGCTGAAAATTCTAAATTGACTCTCGACCAGCAGTTCGAAGCTCTTAAAGCCTTGGCCGATATTGAAGAGAAGTTTGCTACGAAGATACATCAAATCAAGAAAAATGCGATTGATTTAGATTTGCAGTTAGCAAAAGCAGGCTCAGAAGAAGAGCTGCGGCTTAAGTTGAGGCAGCTTGAGTTAGAGGAACAGATAGAATTGGCAAAGAATGCTAACCTGCCTCCTGAACAACGCGTAGACCCAGAAAAGATAACGCAGCTATTTAAGAAAAAATCTCTGTTCGCACAAGGCGCTGCTTCACAAACTAATCTTTCACAAAAGCATGAAGCTGAAAAAGAAGAATGGTCTTTGAACAGGCACAGCTCTAGAGAGGATAAAGTGTTCGAGCTCAATCAACAAAAAAATGAGCTGGAAAACAATATCTCTTTGGCCAATTCAGGCAAGTTGAATTGGTCAGATGAGCAGCTGAAGAAAGCAAAAGCGCAGCACAAAAAAGTAGAAAAGGACATAGGTGATTTGTCTGGATTGAAAGGAGCTATTTCAGACGTAGCTGATAACGGCCTAGGCGGCGGACTTTTGGCTCAGCTTGGCTTTGATGATAAGGCAATCAATGCAGTAGATATGGTAACAGACCGTGTCGTATCTGCGATAAACACGATCATTGATGCTGAGATTGAAGCAGCTGAAAAGGCTGTAGAAGCCCAACAGAAAAGAGTAGATGCTGCAGAAAAAGCACTCGACGCAGAAGTTGAAGCCCGCAAAAATGGATTTGCAAATAATGTTGCTACAGCTAAAAAGGAGCTACAGGAAGAGAAGAAGCGACAACAGGAAAAGCAAAAATTGCTCGAGGACACTAAGCGTAAACAGGCTGCTGTAGATACTGTTATGCAAATATCATCTCTTGTAACAGCAACAGCACAAATTTGGAAATCATTAGCTGGTATTCCTATCATTGGTCCTGGACTTGCAATTGCTGCAACTGCAACAATGTGGGGGTCATTTGCTGCTGCAAAGATAAGAGCTTCACAAATTGCGCAACAGACACAAGACTATGGTCATGGTGGTATTGAGTTTATGCAAGGTGGTTCTCATGCGTCTGGCAACGATATACCTCTCGGTGTCAAGAACAGCAGAGGTAGAGGCATGAAAGTTGAAGGTGGTGAAGCTGTAGCTGTGATAAATAAAAGGAGCACAGCAAAATATAGAAAGTCACTTCCAATGGTCGTGAAATCTATAAATAAAGGCACTTTCGAAGAAACATTTAGCAATGCTTTCTCATCTGGTACAGTACTAGCACCACAGCTCAATTCAACAAAAAGCGTTGAAATAGACCTGTCCAGAATTGAAGCTGAGCTGTCTGCAATACGTGAAAGAAATGAGACACAGTATCTGCAAGCACCAGATGGTACTGTTACAGTGATTACGAGAAATACGCGTAGAACAATTAAATGAAGTAGCTATGCAAAAGAAAAATGCTTTTTATGTGTTCAGCAGTCCTAATTGGACTGCTGGACTAATTGCTGGAAAAACTAAAAATGATTTCAGCATTGAAAAATCAAAAGATGGCGAGTCTTGGTATACATCTAGCATGGAAAAAATTCCTAAGCAAGATAGTGCACCTTTTCTGTTCATACAAAAGCACACAGCATTTTCTAACTGCGAGGTGCTAGAGATACAAGAAACAGTTAATAAGGAGACAGGAGCCAAGGAGCAGAGTGTGATAAATATAACTGCGCATAAGAAAGCAGATGAGATAATTACGTTGAGCTCGTCAACAACTCATATCATTATTAACTTCTTGGCATATAATGACGAGCATTTTAAGCACGCAAAAGGCAGCTGGTTTTATGTAGGAAGACAGGTGAACCCTCACTACAAATCAATAAACATCAAAACAGAAAAGAAGTCCGGTTATTCTGAAGTTGCTGCAAGAGACACAATCGATGGCAAAATAACGTTGCACGGTGATGATTTTGATTTGATAGCAGAATCAAATCCGTCTCAAGACCACATTTTCCTTGTAGAATACGGCTTCGGAAAAAAGAAGCTAAGCTCGTTTACATTCAGAAAATCAGATTGTAAGCTGGACCATTTTACAAAATCAGTTGAGCTGAAGCTTAGTAGCAATGACCAATACTCAATGCTGCTAGATGCCTTCGATGAAGAGCTAGACTTGATACGGTTAGCACCTGCCATTACACCTATGAGGCTTTGTAAAAGGCCTATATGCCAAATTTATACTGGTGGTAGAAAAAGCCTTACTACAATTTGCGGCGGGTCATATTACGAAAGCGAAATCATAGGTGATGAAGTGTGGGATTCAAAAACGCTGAACAGGAAATACGGATTCGTAAAAAATGCAGAAACAGTTGAGCTTAACATCGAAAATGTAGATGAAAGCATCAACGGGCTGTACACAGGCAATCCACTTACCGGCAAATACTTGCGTGGAGAAAAAGGTTATATCCAAATAGACAAAATAGCTTCTAAAGGTGATTCTATAGATTTGAGGTCTTTAGAATTAAAGCAAAAAGTTGTAGGCGGTGGTAGTATTGATGGCGTAATGTGGGCTGATGGAAACAGAAGCGAATACCACCATACTGTCGGTGGTGGTAGTTTTTTGACATACACCCGCTTCGATTTGTACAGAATGCACTTTTATTCAGGTACGCCTGACGGTGTGCACTCTTTGCTGTATTCGTCAAAGCATATTATTTTTAATGGTGACAATGCAGAAGGCCTTGGTGGATTTGTTTCAAGGGGCAAATTTGAAATGTGTAAAGTTGTAGGGTCTGTGGCATCAAAAGACAGCTTTATGCTATCTGATTTCTCGACGGTTGATTCAATATACAGCAGAGTTTTAACTGGCCCTGGTGTAAAATCTGTGCAAAATGACGGAAAGGAGAAAACGCTGTATGATTTACGGCCAGATGATTTTGCATACCAGAAAGGTAACTACAAAAAATTCATTGGGCTTGAAGACCACGTGTTTTATAGCATACGACAAACAAGTGTTACGACTACAGAACCAACAAAGTATGGCATCAATGACTTTAAGCAGTATTTCACAAGTAACATTTTCCCGTACTCAGTTGGGATATCAACTGTAGGTCATCCGATTCCTGTCAACAGAAGCACATGGGGCAATTCTTCAACGTGGGCATTTGTAGATTACAAATGGCCATATTTCACTGGCAGCAGAGATGTACTAAACGAATTGGAGTACAGGCTGAGAGACTATTATACGATCAAAGACACGTACCTCATACATGATGTGATAAAAGCTATTTTGAAAAAAGTAGCACCAAACATTTCACACGAAGGAACTCCTGAATATAGTCAATTTCTATATTCAGAAACATCACCTCTTGGATTCATAGATAAGCGACGTGCTGGTACTGTTTTGCACATTGCTCCGAAGTCAAATGTATTGAAAGGCAACTATGACCAAGCTGCTCAACGCGCTATAATCTCTCTCAAAAAGCTGTTTGATTTTCTCTCTAAAGCCTTCAGATGTGAGTGGTTTATAGATGACCAAAACAGACTACGAATAGAACACATATCATATTTCTTAAATGGTATGTCGTACGACGAAGAGAACCCAAACACCACGCTTAATTTGCTGAATAAGTCAGACAACTTTAATAAGAAGCCTGTTTTGTATGACCAAGCTCAGGTGGAATATACATTGTCCGAAATACCGCGCAAAACTACATTCAAGTTTTCTGAAAATTCGAGCGAAGCGTTTTCTGGTATGTCGATTGAAGTACAACAAGGAGGCCTTTGCGACAAGTCAAAAACTGTAGAAGTTACGCTTGATTCATTTTCTGCTGATATCGATTACATGCTATCGTTCCCAGAAGAGTTCAACAATGACGGATTCGTTTTTGCATGGGCTGATAAAACATCTCATGAAATACCAATTCCGATTTTTGAAAATGTAAAAGACGACGAGTATGCTCAAACATACGTCATTGACCCGCAAAATGGCCTGTGTTCTTGGCTATACATGCAGAGGTATTATTTGTATGAAACAGCAAATAACATAGAGCTGTCTTCACTTTCTAACAACGCAATGAGGCCTATGAGAGTCGTGGACGCTATGACTCAAAAGATAAGAATACAGACGCAGCAACATATCAATGTGTATGGGTCAGTAAAAACTCAATTTGGTGTTGGGCGTATTATGTCAACCTCTACTGACATCGATACAGGAGTAACAACATTAGAATTGAAATATAAACCAGCTTAGAACAATTTTTAACAAAAAACGCTTCTCCATGTCAAAAGAAATGAGTACATTTGCATAGTTCGTTAATATCAATTTCTTGTTCACGAATTTATGAGTTTTGAATGTGTTTCTCCGCTAATGTTCTATAGCAGTGCTTCTAACAAGTACTGCAATAAACATTATGCTTGGGGAAACACGTTCTTTTTTGCTTGTGAGCCGGGAACTATTCCAGGATTTCAAGTATGTATCTCTGATGATATTAACATACACAGCTTATCGCTAGTTGGTAAAAACACAGGAACAATTAGCCTTAGCACACCGCAGCTTGTGCTAGAAGACAAAGAGAGCAAATTACGTGTTATTGAATTTCAGGAATCACAACACCAGCTACAAAAAGACGTATACTACTATGAGCTGTATACATCTAATGGCACTTATGTTTCTGAAGACTTTTCACACGTAGACGATATAACAAAATATGTATGTATTGAGTACGCACCAAAAAATACACTATACGCAAAAAACTTAATAATTTCGCCATCAAGTGGTTTTAGATTTAAGGTGCTACTCAATACATCTTTAGCAAGACCAGAATACAAATATGATGAAGAATCAACAAAACGACACGGATATGAATTCATAGAAAGTGTCATAAGCAGAAAAGTTCTCAAGTGTTCTGCGGTAGTACCAGAGTATATATGTGACGCTCTGCGTGTTGTTAAGCTGTGCGAAAACACTAAGCTAACAGACAAAGCTACTGGAAAGAGCTACGAAGTAATGCATTCAGATTTTATAGCTGATTGGCAGACACAAGGTGATTTAGCTGTTGTGACTCTCAGCTTCGTAGTCGATAACAACATATTGAATTTAGGCGGATACCATGAGTAAAGTATTTAGCATTTCTCCATTGAAATTTTATTCAAGCTTAGACGAACAGGCTTGGAGAAAAAGCTATGCTTACTCAAAAATAATGCCTGTTATTTTTTGTAGAACACACATAGAAGCATTCCAAATATGCTTCATTTCATCTAATGTAGAATTTAGCAGCTGTTTTGCACACAGCATTGAAGATGGAACAAAAGTTGATATAACAGGCGCAATTCACAGAGGACTGCAGCGCCGATTTATTGATGGCAATACTATATTCTTTTACAGCCCGCAGGTGGAACTGCGTGAGCTGAATATAGGGATGTATTATTTGGAGTTTAATGCTGGAGTGAGTACTGCGTACTCAGACGTTTTCAGCTGCAGAGAGAATGTAAATGATTGCATAAGAGTTACATATAGAAATAACAGCAATCTCAGCTCTGGTGATAGCTTAGTTTTGTTTGAAAGTGGTTTTTACTTCAGTATGTATCTGCGTACAGATGTTGGAAAGCCAAAATACACTTTTGAAGAAGAAGCAACTAGGAGACTTGGATACGAATTCATAGAGAGCCAAGTAAGCAAAAAAGAATATAGCTTTTCTGTAGCAGCAAACGAGCCTATTTGTGACGCTTTACGTGTAGTGAAAGTTTGTACTGATGTAGTTGTAGAAACACATACAGATAGGTTTGAAACTATAACGTTTGATGTAGATATAGATTGGAAAACTGAAGGCGACATAGCTGAAGCAAAATGTACGTTTTCGACTGATGAAGTTATTGTGAATCTTGGTGGCTATCACAGATACACTTCTTTTAGTGGTGGCCACGCAGACACTTCAAACTACGCAGAAAATACTGCTTACGCAGAATTCGCAAAAAGAGCTGAGACAGCAGGCTCTGCAGACACTCTGTCTCCAAACTCTGAAATCTATAAAATGTTTTTGTCTCGCTTAGCTGATGACGTAGCAAAAGGCAAAATAACATTTGAAAAAGGCATAGAAGTTCTCAGAAGTTTGGTATCAAAAGATAAAGCTTTTTTTGAAAGTGGTATCGAGATAGGGAACTTCATAGCATCTATCTACAATGGCACAGGCGCTGCTATTGATGGGAATGGAAATGCTGAGGTTGAATCATTGAAAGTTCGTACCTTCATGGAAGTCATGGAACTCGTAAAAAACAGAGTTCGTGTACTTGATGGAGACCAGATGCTTACAGAATCGGACATAATTGAAAATGTTAGCTTAAATACCGACGGAACATATAAGATAAAGTTCAAAGAGCAGTGGAAAGGTTATTGGACTGCTCAAAAGGAAGGCAACATTCTTAAGGGCATTGTAAACACATTAGAAGAAGGCGAAGGCACATATAAAACTTCTTGGATGCGAGTTCTTAATGTGAACCAAGCAGCTAATGAAGCAGACGTTGTTATGTATAGTGACAACGAGGTGCCGGGTGGTAAAAATTTCCCGCCTGTTGAAATGATGCGAGTGGCTAGATGGGGAAATGTAACTGATAAGTCACGCCAAAGCACATTATACCTATCGTCTCATGAAGGTAGGATTGTCAAGCTTTCTAATGTAACACACCCGATCGTTGATGAGTCTAAGTTCGGATTTGTTATTGGTGAAATGCCAGATTTCATAAAGAATTCTGGCTTGCCAATAGGAAACGGTGACTACGCATACTTCAAAGGCTTAGTAGTTCAGGATATTTTACGAATGGACTACAAAGGTAATGCAATTCCGGAGTATGTTGATAGAGGGCAATGGGTAGAGAACCCAAGCCCAAAATACTGCTTTGAAGAAATCAATCCAGAAACAAAACGCTTTGAAACATCTGACGTTTGGTATTTGGGCTGTAAATGGAGGTGCATTCGTAAGAATCCGACCACAAAGCCTAGCTTCAATTCGCCAGACTGGGCCATGTTGGAAGGAAATCCGTTTTTCAAAATAGATTTGTCTTCATCAAATGGCTACGAGTTTGAATTCCACGAATTCAAGACGACTCTGAGTGTGGTTGCTTTTTTGTACAACCAAGATGTGACTCAGCATGTAGAAGCCTCTGATGTAACATGGTCAAGAGATTCTTATGGACTAGACGGAAAAAAGCATGAAGTATCAGATGCTGCTTGGAATGCGAGAAGAAGCAAAAGCGGAAAGTCAATACAACTAACAATTGATGACGTCGACGAAAAAGATAATCTATCTGTTTATAGAATTACATGTACAGTTCTATTTAGAGACGGCGCAACAGACACAGCCTCATTAGAATATACGCTATGATTACAAAAAGATTAGATTTCGAGCACCCAAAATACATTCTTGTAAATGCTACTAATGCTATTGATAAGAAGGTTATAAAAAAAGTTTTGCGCAATGGTAAGACGTCATTCACACCTGATTTCAAGCTTATACCCACAAATGCAACAATAAGAATTGTTGTAAACTTCAATGGCAGCTTCGGTAAAGCATACGTAGAATCAAGAATAAGAATAGCAAGATGCAAATTATGGTGTGAAAGTGCAAGCTCTAGAAAAGAGGTAGCTCCTTCGATTTCTGGCTTTGATTTAGTAGAACGAAAAGGCGTGTTCGCTCTCGAAAAGAAGGTAAACCTGAGTGATTTTGCTGATAAGTATGAAGACGGCGTAAATACACTAACAGCAGAAATACACATATTTGATACTGCTAAAAATGAAACACTTGTAAACTTCATTCGAGTCGGAACAGTTACCATAATTGAAAATTCGATTTCAGTTCCACCATCTTTGGTTGACATGGAATTTGATACTAGCAACATTGTAGATTCAATAACACTAGTTAAACAGCTACTATCTGTCAATGTAGATGATAGGAAAAATATCTTAAAAAGATATGTTGCACTGAACTTAAAGAATTTAGTTGAAGATTCAAATGAGATTGTGCAATTGGATGTTTCTAAAGGCATCAAGGTTCTTGTGTGTGGTGCAAAAACAGAAGAAAACAATAGCATCAAAAAGCGCATAGAAAATGAGCCACTACATCAATCATCTTGTGTAGCAGAAATTAGTACATTAGACAGCCCTATTGAATACTTGTTAGTCTATTTAGATGGTATGGATGAGGGCGGCAATAAAGTATCATTGAAGTTCATAAGCGAGTCTGATTCATATAACAACTTTCCGCGTGGTGATTCTTTCACGAGAGACTATTCTTTTGTAAGAAGGAACCCAAACTACGACTACCAAATCATATCTGTTCCATCAACATTGGACGCAGAGAAGCATGATTTAATTTCACCGAAAATCTGCATATCAGCAGAAGGCCACGGCATTTTGTCAGACGATGTAGCAGACGCATGCTTTGATATAACGTGGTTCTTTGGGTTAAACACACCAACCGGTAATGACCAAAACTTTGTTGAAGTTGCGCACGGCGTGAATCCAAAAATCTCCACAATAAATGAGCTGCAAACTAAATTTGCACAAATAGCGTCGCCTCAGTTCGGATTTGTAATCGGCGTGGATGCAGTATACAGAAAAGCTTTTGCGCCAGCTGCTAAAGATGAAAATGAATTTTTCCACGACGCAGACGGAGTAATTTTTAGAATTTAAGATATGTACGTTAAAGCTAACAGAAAAACAGTAGAGTACCTCAACTTACAAAATGAGAGAAACTCACTTGCAGACAACAATTTCATCCTTTGGGAAACAGATTTATTCCCAATCAGCACTGACATTGAAGAAGCTCTTCGCATGACTGGGTCAATCATTATGACACCAGAACAAGCACTAGCTGAACAGGATGAGGATTTTAGTTTAACACTTCCAGAACCTGAAGACCCGCGCTTCAAAAATACAAACAGCAATGAGCAAAGCAGCAGCGTCGAGAACAATTAAGTTCATATCCAGAGGCGGTACATATACTGCCTCTGCGCAGGCTCCTGATGGTGATATATTTCAGATGTGTGATGGACAAACACCTGCTGTTTCTACAGTAGTTGCTCCTGATTTCACAGTTAAACGCCCACGGTTATCACTTGTAATCATATCATCCAGGCAAGCAGATGGTGTAGTAACACCGAGCAAAGTAGACATTTTTGTAAACAACGTTCAGCTTACTTTTGATAGCAATAATGTAAGTAAAACGCAGTTCTCTGGTGAATCGGGGCATTTTAAGCTTATACCACCATCATCTCAAAACCTATACTTCCAACTGCAAGTTATTAAAAACCTGAATGGCTTGTTGCTCGGGTATGGAAACATCGACATAAAGTTTTCTGCAAAGATAAAAATAGGTTCATTCCCAGAAGATGTATTGGACTGTATGTATAGCATACAGCTGATTAAAGCTCAAGCATCTTCTAGGCGTGTTGTCATTGTAGCTGGTGATGAGAACAACTTCACCATAACAGAAAAAACACGTAAGTGTAAATTGAAGTGTGAGGTGTATGAAGGCACAAATCTTCTTAACCCGAACGACTTCGATTATACGTGGAGTAAACCTGTACCTAACTTTTGGTTGAAGATTGGTTCTCAGCAAGTTTTAGAAATTGGCGAAACAGACATTGATTCAACTGGCCAATTTAGAGTTGAGGCAGTGAGAAAAACAGACAAAGTATCGTTTGGGTTCGACATACAGACGTGTGTAGACGCAACAGACCCATTCATCATCGACCCGAGGCCAAATCCACTGGACGAGACGATCGATGAGAACAACTTAAATGGCAAAGTTGTTTATACGCCAGTATTGAAAAAGCGTGGTTCTGGTGTGGTAGATGAGACAGCAAAATTTACATTCATTGTACGTGACGCAAACGGAATTTACCTAAACCCAAACTCTCAGCACACTAATCCAAGTAGCTCTTGCACTGTTACACGTGATATGTGTGTAAGAGGACAGGGTGACATCTCAATAGACATTTTTGCGGTATGACAAAAATAAAAGCTTCTGTAACACGAACTGTTCAGTTCAAAAAGAAAGCACAAAAAGGAGACCCTGGGAACAATGGCACAGATGGTAAAGGCATACCCTATATAAAAGCTGTTGGGTCATCGCGTAATACTGCAGCAGACAAGCAGCACGCATACGTAGAAGTGTTTGATGGGTATAATAAAACTGAGCATCGTGAGTATAACCAAGGTTTACACATTTATGTTCTGAATTTAGATGACTTGAAAATCAGAGACCAATATGTGCTACGTAAAATAGATGGTGAGCAAGCTGTGCATAGTACTGTAGACAGAATTCTTAATTCTGCGGATATACATTCATCGATTGTGGTCATGGTATCATGTAGAACAATTCCTTTTTCTACATACTTGTTCAATCAGTTGTTTGAAGGCTTTGGGGTTAGTTCATACATGTTTGACCAGCAAACCATGAGCAGCGGTAACAGTTTCCGTGAAATTGCAACTCCTTTGGCTGCTATCTTAAAACTGGGCACTCCTCCTGGAATGGCTTTAATACAGCAACTTGATGAATCTGAATCAGAAGTATGCGCTGAAATTTCAACATCAGTTATTAGTGGTAGCTTGCAAAAAGCTGTTCCACAAAGAGCTGGCATTGATGGTAAGCCAGGAAGAGTACCAGTACCTTATGGAGAGTACAATCCTGGTGTAAGTTACACGGCTACTGATTATGTTGCTCCATACGTGCTGTATAAAGGCCAATATTACATCTTAAGCAAAAAAGGGACTTGGCATGCTGGGCAGGGCAATCCTAAGGATAACTACGCGACTGGTGATAAGACTTGGCAATTGCTAGAAAATTACAAAAACATATTTGCTGAAATCATCATGGCAAATATGGGGCGCTTAGGCTCGGCTATTTTCTACGGCGATGCTATGTACAGCATGCACGGTAAAAAAGGAGATGAGCTGAATCCGGTCACAGTCACTAATGGTGGTATTCCGTATTACATCAGCAAGAATAACCCTGATGCATACAGGCCTAATTTGTATATCGACTTACGTACTGGTGAGCTTATTGCGAATTCAGCTACAATATCAGGAACAATAAGCGGAGCAAGCTTAGATGGTGTAAGTGGGTCATTCAAAGAACTGAAGGCTAAAAAAGATACAGATATAGCCAACACTTCAGGGTTTTCATTCATTAGCGACCATTACAGCCACAGAGACAGAGACACGATATTTGATGGTGACAACATTAAAACTTTTGGTCCACTGGTTGGGCTATCAAAAACAAATAAGCAAAATGACTTAAACGGAATTATTGCTTTTGACAGAATGTACGCGCTTTCATCATTTGGTGCTGCTAGCTTCAATACTTTGTACTTACGAAATGAAACAACCAGTATTGATGATTGCCAATACTTTATCTACCAGCCTATAAAAAAGAGCTTCTGGGGTGATACTGTAGAAAATCATATTTCTCATTTTAAGAAGGCTAGCTTCAAAATGAGTTATTTGAAAGATTCATATATTTATCATCCAACTAGCAAACGCACACCAGATGAAGTAAAACTGATTCCATCAGTTACCAAGTATGTAGATAGTAATAGGTACTTACCACTCAGTAAAAGCGTAAAATGCTGGGTTATACACACGGGCGGATATCCTGCAGAAGACAATTCGCAAACTCCACTTCATGGCATTTTGGGGCCTGTTCAGAATAACTTAATAGATTCGTTCAGCCCAACAGGAGAAGACGGCAAAAAACAAAAATTCTGTCCCATAAACTCTGTCGTCATAACACACACAGCTGCTATGCCCCAAGAGTCAGGATATATTTTTGATATGCCTGTTGGACAATTCCTACATGTGTTTAATGCAAACGATAATATGGAGGTTTACATAGGAACATCGTGTGGGTGGTATAAATTGAACGGTGGAGAGTCAATAATTCTCATGCGAGTAATTCCTGATTTCATTGAGCCGATTCATGATGGAGGCCCATGCAGAGGTATATTCATTGCTGCTTCATACGACAATGGGTGGAGCAAACTTGACAAAACAAACTACGTAGGTTCATTATAAAAAATATGGCTACATTTAAGAAATTCAACGAAGTGCCATCACACAATTCTGTGAATGACACGGAATCTTTCATCTTAACAGATGAAAATGGCAATGTATTTAGAGTACCTAAACAAGACATGTTCAAAATTATCAGAAACAACACGTTTGCTGATTGGAAGAATATCAGTGGTGCGTACGGTGGCCAGTGGTGGAGAATCCTAAGAGTACAAACTCCTGGGTCAGACGCTAACTGCTCTTTTTCGCTCACTGTTACGGAGCGTGGCACAAACAACAGCCACATCGTCCACGGCTTCACTTTTAAGAGCGGTCATTCGAATGAAAGGATTTTGAACATCCAATCTAACTTTTTAGGTGAGAAGCTCATCGAAAAAGTGAGTATAACGAACGAAAATGGCAATCAGAGTGGAGTGTACTTCAAAATTGCAAAAAACGTTCAAGGCGTACTCCAAATAACTGTACGAAGCTACGATGTTTGGAATTTTGAAAGTAGCATTTCAAATGCAGCCATCTCTCACACAACAGCTAACGGCGCAGGTGCTGTAGTTGCAAATACATAACAACTTAATACATGAATAATAATTTAGGTGACCAAATCATTAGCTTGTTTTTGCAACAATCAGTTGCTCTTTTCATCGTCTATTTCTTGGTGCTCGTAGCTATCGCTTCAGACCTCATATCTGGCGTAAGAAAAGCTAAGGCTTCAGGCACATATAGGTCATCGCAAAAGTACAGACGCACTGCTTGCAAAACTGGTAAGTACTACGCCGGACTTTTTGCTGTTACTACGGTAGACTTTATGCAAATCGTGGCGCTGTTCCACTTTGAATTGCAAGGAGGTATGCACATACCACAGTTTCCAGTACTTACGTACGTTGCAGCAATTCTAATTGGTCTGAATGAGCTGAAAAGCATTTTTGAATCATCAGAAGACAAAGACAAAGCTAAAATAAAAGAAGCTGTAAACATGTTGGTAGAAATAGCTAAGCACAAAGATGCTGCTGATGCGATCGATAACATAACTAAGTATGTAACACAACAAAACAAAAAAGAATGAAAAAAGAAGACTTCATTGTCATACTTGACAATGGCCACGGTAAAAACACACCGGGAAAAAGAAGTGTTGATGGCTCTCTGCAAGAGTGGGCTTGGGCACGTGTAGTAACAGAACGGCTCGAAAAGAAGCTGAAAGACAACGGCTATAATGCCGTACGTATTGTTACCAGTGAGCATGATGTACCTTTACAAGAACGGTGCAATTTGGCAAACCAGTGTGTGAAGAAATTTGGTGTTTCAAACAGCTGCTTCATCAGTGTACACGTAAATGCTGCTGGTAATGGTACCAAATGGCTCAATGCAAATGGATGGAGTGCATACACAACTCCTGGTCTGACAAAAGCAGATTCAATTGCCACAAAGTTGTACGAAAGTGCAAAGAAGCATTTGCCTGGTAAAAGGATGCGTATCGACACAACTGATGGCGACAGCGATATCGAAGCGAATTTCTATGTGCTCAAGCATACGAACTGCCCAGCGGTTCTTACAGAAAATCTGTTCATGGACAATGAACAAGAGTGTAAATTCCTGTTGTCAGAAGAAGGCATTACAGCTATCGTGAATCTACACTACGATGGCATTGTAGACTATATCAATAGCCTATAAAAATGCCTCTGGAAGCGCTGGCGTAGCTCACGTCAGCGCTTTTTATTAAAAGCCGTAGGCTAACTAAGTAAAGAGGTAAAAAGCGCTCCAGAGCGCTCCAAGTAGTTCACTCGATAAATTCCAATCATGAAATATAAAATTGCAGCACTTCTAGCAGTACTTGTGGTAATCACATCATCAGTTCTCTATGCATTAAGCTTGTACAGACGTACAAAGGTGCTAGAAGAAAATCAAAGAACACTCCAGGTTGACACTGTATTCATGTACAAAGTTGACAGCTTAAACGTAGCGAAGGTTGGTGTATTAAATTTGACCATATCTGAGTTGAAAAAATACAGAGAGCAAGACGCAAAGCTTATAAAAAGCTTAAAAGCCGACAAGCTAAGAAATTATTCTACGACTCAGACCAAAACAGAATATGTTGTGAAAACAGTTCTGAAGGACAGCATAATTTACAGACCAGATTCATCTATTCAGATGAAGACTATAAACTTCGCAAACAGATGGGTTAGTGTAAATGGAAAAATTGTAGGTGACAGCACAACATTAAACATCATTTCACGTGATGAGCTGATTGTGACGCAGTCATATATCAGAAAGAAGTTCTTATTTTTCAAGCTTCCCGTAAAGATATTCGGATACAGGAGTAAGCAACTTGACGTCGTGTCTAAGAACCCAAACACACGAATATCGTCCATAGAGTACATTGAGGTGTGTGATTAACACAAATACACAAACGTACACAAAAGTATAGTTTACACTTAAGTGATTGATTTTCAACGGCTTACGAAAATCTCAAACGAATAAACAATAAACTCCCATACACCTCAAGGTAAAAGGGGGGCGTTTATGGTTATTCACAATTACCTTTTAGTACTAACTGCTCTCAAGTGTTTTATAGAAAGTATTGTTTACATTGTTTGAACTGCCGTAAGTCATTGAAAATCAATCACTTAAGTGTAAACGATACATTGTTTGTGAACGTTTACGAACGTTTACGAACAGACGTGAAATAGTAAGTCAAAGGTTTTTAACATTTGGTTTTGATTCTTTAATAGAATATATTTTCTCACGTCGCTGAAAGCAAGTACTTTTGCACTGTAACATTAAAACAACAAACAATGCGACGTAAGTATATAGATATTGAACGGATGTGTGAGCTTTATGATAAATCGCTGTCAGATTTGGCTGATGAGCTCTTTCCTGATAAACGCAGCAGAGTATTGATGCTTAAAAAGTACGTTGATGACGAGAGTAGATTTACACTTAAGCAGCTATCAATAATTGCTAAGTTTTTTGGAATGACAGAATCTGAACTACTCGATTTTGATGGCACATACAAAGACCAAATATCATGGAAAGGTACGTCAGAAAACGGGTGCTTAGCATTCCATTTCAAAAATTACAAAGCCATTTTGAATTTTGATGGTGTGTTCCTCAGAATTTACAAAGACAATGTAATTATACACGAAGAAATTTCAATGACAACCCCGGCACTCAGCATAGGTGCCTTTACAGATTTTCTAACTCTTAAAATTCAACAACATGAATCAATTTCAAATTGTGGTCACAATTGACCTGTCAGATGCAACGAAAGCCTTCCTTTCTAAAATGTTAGGTGCCTCTGCACCTGCTGCACCTG